ATAGCAGACCACCATATTGTATGGGGTACTGATAATTTACCTGGTCACTCGGCATTTTCTGCTTCTGATTTTGGTGGAGTTGTTGATGGATTTAATCTTAACTTGATAAATGTATCAGGTTCTTATTCTCAAAATGAAACCGTAACCGGTTCTATTACAGGTACGACAGGTACCGTAGTTAGTTGGTCTAACAATGTATTAAAAGTTAGAAACATAGTACCAGGTTCTGGTCAAACAGGATTTTTACAAAACGATATTATATCTGGAACTTCTTCTGGTGCTGTAGGTTCTGTAAATACTTTTAACGAAGTAAATGCTGTATCTATCGGTATCACAGGTTCATCTATTGGTAATGCAGGTTCATTAATTACTGCAAACCAAATTTATACTACACTTAAAAATGAAATGAACACTTATACTAATATTAAAAATACAAACGCTGTAGTTAATATGTCAGGTGCAGGACAACAATATTCAGACACACAAATTGCACACTTACCAACATCACAAAGAGCAACTTTAAATCCAAGTCAACCTAGTAATTTACAAGCAGGTCAAACTATTGATGATAACAACTTGGAGAATTTCTTTTCAACACTTGCAAACTCTTATAATACTGAAAGAGGAAACACTTACACAATGACAAAAACTATTTGCCACAGCAGTTGCCACGGTAGTTGCCACGGAAGTAGAGGAAGAAGATAATGATTGAATCTATAGTACCAATTGAATTAAAAGACTTAAAAAAATACTTTGAAGACAAAACAGAAACTTATCTAATAGACTATGAAAACAGCACATTGAAAGGTGCTCAGTTTTTAACATATTTAAGTAATTTAGATATACCTTGTGATATTAAGAATATGGACGAAGAACTAATAAGTGAGTATCTTAAATCTCAAATGTTAGTTAATATACCTAAATTAGAGAAAGAAATAATTGCTGTATTATTTGAACACAAAGGGTTGACAAAGACAGATAAATATAAGAGTGTTATAGAAGAGAACAAAGAGATACTTGACAAATGGGCAGGTAAATTAGAAAGTCTACCATTATATAATATGTCAATTGTTGGTGAAGGTGCTTTCAATGATTTTGTTGAGAGTTATCCTAAAGACGAAACAGAAGATGTAAGAGGTATCAACTTTGTTTCATTATTGAAACACAAAGAATTTTATAGTTATTATCAAATGCCAAAAGAAAACATTGTTAAGAATTATACAAAGTACTTTAAAGAATATATGTTTAAAGGTAAATCTTTATTTGAATATTGGGCAAACGCAAGTAACCCATTATTCTTAATGACTTGGGCAGTTGCTGAAGGCAAGTTTGATAGTAAAGAATATAACAAAAGGAAAATGGAAGGTGTACAAAATCTTCCACTAGAGAGTAAATAATATGCTACACTTATTTAATAAAGTTTATTTAGCGTTTGACGATTCAATAGATTGTCATACTAACAGATATGTAATATCAGAAGAACTTGGTAATGAAATGCACCAAGAACTTCAAAATACATATAGAGGTAGTTTACTTAATTACGCAAAAAATAAAAACGAAATGCAAGGTAAGTTTGGTGACTTAACTGGTTTCTTTGAAGATGTAAATACTAAACAGAAATCATTAGGAACTAAAGTTATCATTTACTGCGATAGTCAAGCATACCTAGAAATATCTGTAACCTGGTTAAAAACTATGTTGCCGTATGCTGAAAGTGCTGAAATACAAAAGTTTTTAGATATTCATTTACACCACGAAAAAATTATTGCAAATACACAACTACAACCTACTCATACTTTAGCACTAACTAAATTAAATTCAGGATTAGGAAATGTAAGTGGTTATTTCAATGTTTTACCAACACTTGATATAGATAGAATAAAAGCTCTTAATTTAAATTTCTCAATTGAATTATTGTTAGGCGAATACTTTGCTGGTGCTGATACTCACCAAGCAAACTTATTGTCTACTTGGCATATGTTCTTAAAAAGATTTTATAAAGAAGTGTTGACAGATAGTAGAGAAGGTGCTGCTCTTAATCTTTTAAATAGTAATCAACAAACTGCGTTAGGTTATACGAGTGATGATGTTGATTTGACTAATGATAATCCATTTACAGGAATTACACCATTAGCACCATTTGCTGACGAAGATGTATTCACACAAAAACCTACTGCAACGGTCGGTGCTGTGAATATTGCAAACATAGATGGTCTTTCTACAGAAAAACAAACTGCATTGAAAACTTTAGTAAAAGACTTATATGATTTCCAGAACTCTCCGGATCCTGATTACTTTATGAACCATTTAGATAAGGCTTGTGATTCAAGTTTATCTGCTGAAGATTTTGATACAATTATTACTGAAACGGTGAATAGTCCATCTAGTCTATCTTATATCCCTAGATTTGATATTGGAAATATAAACTATACTTTCTTACAATATCTTTTCTCATTGAAGAAATCTAACGATACAGACACATTAGGAAAATACAGACTATTCGCAAACTCATAGGAGTTTAAATGCGAGAGTTTTTAATAGACCCAAAAAGAGACCCAGAGCAAGAGTACACAATTCACTTATTTGAATTTTGTAATCTGCGTTGTGCTTTCTGTTGGCAAAACCACGAAGATACAATCGGTATTGATAATGTGGTTGATAAACTTCCATCTATAGAAAAATTTGTTTCAAAAGAAATGTATATGAAAGTCACCTTTAATATTATGGGTGGCGAAGTCTTTGCACCTGCAATCTATAACAGAAATCTAAATGAAGGTTATAAACTTCTATCAAAAGGCATACAAAAGATATGTCAAAAGTACGATAAAGAATTTTCAATCAATTGGGTATCTAACTTGGTTACATCACCTGATGGTAATGAACTTATTATGGACTTACTTAAATGGTCCAGAGAAGAAGATATACCTTGTAGACTTACAACAAGTTATGACCCACGAGGTAGATTTAATAAAAAAGACTTTGAGATATTTAAATCTAATGTAGAATATTGGGGTGATGAAGTTACCTGTTTTTCTTGTCTACTTACAAAACCTAATATAAAATTTTATTTAGAAGAAGGCGATGAGTACTTTGATTATTTGTATAATCAAGGTAAGTACATATATTTTGATTATTATATGCCAGATGAACACGCAAAATATAATATGCCTAGTGATGAACTATTATTAAAGTTTTTTAAACATTGTGTTGACAAATATCCAAATGTTCATCCTGTACGAGACTGGATATTTAATAAAAAGAATTATGCAAGTTGTAGAGTATCTAAACTTGTTTTAGCAGATGGTACATTATGTCAATGTGGTAACCTTGTACAAGATGAGAAATCATTAAGTCAATATAAGTCACCCATTAAAAGAAAAGACAATAGTATTATAGAAAACTCTTTCCTAGAGAAATATAATTGTAGTAGTTGTGAATTTTTAGATAGATGTACACTTGGCTGTTTTATGAACCACGATTATAGATATAAGGAGGAGTTGGATGAATGTGTTTACAAACTTACGCACAGATATATTGAAGATGTACGACTACAGCGAAACTATATCGCAAACTAATTATTTCAATTTTCCTAAACATATAGAAGTACAACTAGATAACTTTCCTGTAGAGAAACCATATCTACCTAGAATAGATGGTAGACAAGCACATATGTTTTTATGGTTAGGCAAGAAAGAAGAAGATGGTGAACTATACGAGATTGCAAAAAAGACTAAAGGCGAAAGACAATGGGTTCAAAACAAGACGCCAGGCACATTTATTAAGGGTGTAGGAATGTTTCATATCTATGACGAGTATGTTATAGTAGGTTCTTTAAAATATGCCGGTTATATGAAGAATAGACCTGCAAAAGAAAATAGACATTTAATAAGAACAATGTGGTGTGAGACTATAAACATATTTAAAGATAAAGATATATTGTGTCCTTCAGGTACTTACTTTGATTGGTTACATTTAACAATGAATCAAATGAGAGCACAAAAAGAACCATATCATAGAGAAATAATGTGGCAGTTTGGATTTGATAAAATTGTTGAAGGTAAATTAAAAGATTATTGGATTAGAAGAAAAGAAAATAAAACTGGACTTGACTGGATAGGAAGATGGACTTAATTATAAAACCTACTGAACTTTGTAATTTTAAGTGTACCTTTTGTTCAAGTACACAACTTACAAATGAGAAAAAGAACTGGTTAAAACACGACCAGATATTTCGTTTTTTAGAAAGATTTCCAGAAACTAAAACTATAATAGTAAATGGTGGCGACCCATTGATGATGGAACCTAATTACTATTGGAAGATTATTGATTGGTTAGATAACAAAGGTTATGACACTTCACTTGCATTAACAACTAACTTGTGGCCTTTCTATAAGAAACCTAAACTATGGGTTGACTTATTTAATAATGATAGAGTAGGTATTACAACTTCTTTTCAATATGGTGGTGGTAGATTAAAAGGAGACTATTCAGAATTTACAGAAGAAGACTTTTGGAAGTGTTCAGATACTATGTTAGAATATTGTGGTTATAGACCAGATTTTATATCTGTTATCACAAGAGAAAATGAACATAACGCAATTAAGAATGTTGAACTTGCAAAAAGAATGTCAGAAGATAAAATGCCAGAAGGTACTTTACATAACTTTTGGCGAGAAGAAAAGACAGGTGTAGAATGTAAGTTAAATTATGCAATGGCAAGTGGCGAACAAAAAGAGCCTTTTTTGTTATCAGATATATATGAGAAGTATGTAGAAATCTATAGGGCAGGTTTAGCACCTTGGGAGTTTAATACTAGACAGATGATGTTAGCAATCAACGATAGTGCTACAAGTTGTCCGTTAAGTAGAAAATGTGATGAAGGTATTAGATGTTTACAACCAGATGGCGACTACTATAGTTGTGGTGCTTTTGGTGATGATAAAGATAAAGAAATAGATTTTGAAGAAGAAATGAAAGGTAAGTTTTTTACACCTTTACAAGATAGTTTAGAGTTGACTACAATGAAAAAGAATTGTTATAGTTGCCCTATGTTTAATATATGTAATGGTTGTAGAAAGACAATTAAAGATTATAAAGAAGCAGGAGTAGTAGAAAAACATTGTGAGAAAATGAAAAGAATAGGACACGATATTTTAATCGCAAATAATAAACCTCACATATCAATGACACCTTATGAGAGAGAATATGCAAGTTAAACATAATGTATTGACAAACTTGGAACTTAATCATATGATAAGTGAATTAGGTAATCTAGGCAAAGATTATCCTATCTATGAAAAGAATGTACATAAGAAATTACCAGATGATTGGAAATGGGCAGATAGTATCTGTAAATTAAATGTACCTAATGTAAAACATTGTATCGTTAGATATGTTATCGCTGTAAATAGTAAAGATGAAGAAAAGAATATAATAGGGTTTCATACAGACAGCGATGTAAAAGGAGAAAAAACTATTATATTATATTTACAAGGTGATAGTAATAAAGGTGGTCAAATACAAGTTGAAGATAAGACTTATGACTTTAGACAAAACGCAATGTTTATTATGGACTCTCATTTAGTACATAGGGCAATGCCTTATTGGGGAGAAAAAACAAGACTTGCAATTAAATGGAGATGGACTAGTGAGGGGTGAACACGATTTATCAAACTTAATAATAAATGGCGTATGGCCACATAAAGACCTTGCACCTTTTAAATTCTTTGAAGGTGTACAGATACCTTTTGTAGAAACGAAAGGAGAGTATACGGTTGCTGTTCATACTGAAAAGGTTGCACACGCACTTACCACAACCCACAAATATTTGGGTGATAAATATATTAGTAAGTTGTCTAGTAGATATAAATTACACGGACGACCTAACATTGTCAATGGTGTAGATAAAGAAAGTACACTTTGGCACAATGACTTGAAAGAAGGAGCGAACATTGCTATATTAATGTACTTTACAAATGCTTGTAATAAGAAACAAGGTGGTTCTTTATCAGTTAGAAATAAAGAAACAAAAGAATTATCTTGTTGGTTATATCCAGGTAAGAACGATTTAATATTTTTAAATCATAGTAAAGTATGGGAACATAGAGTTGGTAAATTCAAACTAATTGATAGTGAAAGAATTGTAGGATGTTTTAATTATAATATATGAAAAATAAGATATTTCCAAACGGCAGAATACACGCCTCAAAAGAACAAGATTTAGATTACTCAAATGGGTACCTTGCGTTATCAGTAAGTCCATTTGATAAGAACTTTGACAATGAAGTTGAGAAAGGTGTATTACCTCATTGCCACGCACTTATTAGAAAAGGTTATCTTCCAATATCAAGTTGCGAAGGACACTTTACTAAAAAACACCATATGCCATTTTATGTAATGTTAGCAGTTGGTGGTAAAAACAAATTAGATAGAATATACGATATAATAAACAAGACAAAACATATACCTGGTATATCATATAAAATTAAAGAACAACAAGCAAATGTAAGAGGTGAACTATTAGAAAGAGTAAACTATAGTTTAGATAAAGCAGAAGAGTATGCTGAACTAAACAGATTGTTTATGAGAAATCATTTAGAGTATAATTATCTCTGGATAGGTTTATTTCAAAGTGATAAGAAATTATCAGAAAGAATTTTAAGAAGACTTATGTTTAGTAGATGTAAGAAAATGTTATTGAGTAGTATTGAGGAGTTGAACTATGACGAAGCCGAAGATTAATCTGTCAATTAATCCATCTTATTTTTGTAATTTTAGATGTCCTTGGTGTTATCTAAAACCTGAACAATTAGGTGACCAGAAGTGTATTGACCATTTTAAATTAAGTGAACTATTAAATGAAGTACAAACTCATAGAGATATAGAACACATTGATTTATATGGTGGAGAGATAGGCGTATTAAAAGAAGGTGCATTAGAAAAAATCACAAATGCAATTAAGATATACTATAAAGAAAAGATTAACATAAACACTAACTTATCTATGATGAGAGAAGAGTTTATGAATCCTGATTATTTTATTAGTGTTAGTTATGATATGGAGAGTAGAGAAGACCACGAAAAAGTATGGAACAATATGTTGAAACTTCCTGTTCCTTTTTCTGTTTTAATACTTGCAAATGAAAAAGTATTAAAAACATCAACTCAACATATATGGTCTAAAATGATACACTTGAATAGAGACAATCAAAACTTTCAAGGATTTGAAATTAAACCTTATAGTACTAATCAGGCAAATCAACATCCTATAACTCACGCACATTTTGAAGACTTTATATTAAGAATGTTAGAGACTAAACCTAAACCTGATTTAACTGCTGAGGCATTTAAGACAAGGAGACCTATTCATTTTATTAATGAAGACAATATTAAAGACTCTCTTAATAGTAGTTATAACGCATACAGCGATGACCATTTATATATTACACCTAATGGTAAGTTTGCTGTATTAGATTTTGATAAAAACGATAATGAATATTTTTTAGAACTTGATAGTTTTGCTGATTACGAAGTATGGTGTCAGAAAGAAAAAGAACAAAACATTTCCGATATATGTCGTAAGTGTGAGTATCTAGGTAGATGTCTAACTGAACATTACAGATATGTTAAAAGTCTAAAAGATGGTTGCAATGGGTATAGGTATCTGTTGGATACTTATTCGTTTAAATATGGCAAATAGAGCATTTTGTATCGGTAACGGAACAAGTAGAAAAGGTTTTAAATTTTCTACTATCAAAGGACGAGGTGTTATATTAGGTTGTAATAATCTCTATAAAGATTTTGCACCTGATATTCTAGTCGCAATGAAACATCCTGTTATGCACAAAATTTATCAATCAGGTTATGGTTATACTGCAAGATGTTATTTTAGAAATTGGGCACCTAACACACACGAAAAATACGAGACTATGTTAAATAGTTTCTTTCCTGGGTATAGACATATACGAGCAATCAGACAATCAGGTCTTCTTAAAGAAAATCAACGAGTAGGTTCTGATAGATTTTGTTTACACGGATATGATGATGAAGGACAAAGAAAAGTTAATGTAAGTTGGTTGACAGATGACCTAGTAAAAAATTTTACAGACATACAGAAAACACCTGAACAAACAGAATGGGCAACAGGTCCTGCAAGTGGTTATGTTGCTTGTAAAGAGATAGCAGAATTAAAAGAAGTGTATCTAATAGGACACGACATATATAGTATGTCAAATAAATTTAATAACATATATGCCGGACAAGAATTTTATAAACAAGATACACACCCTAGTCAATACTATTTACAAAACTGGATATTTCAATGGCGTCAACTCTTCAAGTGGTACCATTGGGTTAAGTTTTATAAAGTAAATAGAAAGGCTATGTTAAATGTGAATATTCCGGAGTGGAATGAATGTAGAAATTTGGAGTATATAAGTTATGAAAGAATGGAAGCTCAAACAAGAAGTATATCATAGATTAAATCCTACTCATAAAGATACATTGAACGATAAGGAGATATATCTTATATGGGAAGATAATGATATAATTCTAAATGCAAAAAGACATTGGGTAGAACAGGTAGATAGATTTATCTATCCTGCAAAGAGTTATTGCGTAGCGATATGTTATGCAAAGTGGATAGAGAGAGATTATGGAGATAACTTTTACGACTTGTTAAACGATAAAGACTTGTTGTATGGTAATGACCCTTACTTTGAAATATACAAAGGGAAGGAACACATTTATGACCCAATCATAGAAGCGTTTCCTAAAGATGAACAATTGGGAATGATACCAGATATTAGAGACTATTATGAAAAAGAAATACGATATGACGGTGGAATCTAATATAAGAACTGGTATAAATAATAGTACAAGGAGATAATTATGGCTATAAAGATAAATGGTAAAGAGTATGATGAAGAGAAGTTTGACGATAGAACTAAAAATTATGTTATCGCTAGACAAGAGTTAGTACAAAACAAAGCTAGAGTAGAGATTGAACTTGAAAAAATTGATGTGCTTGTTAGGTATTACAATGCTAAGATTTGCGAATTTCTAGGTATTGACCCAACTGCTCCAAAAGAAACTCAACCAGAAGAACCGAAAAAAGAATAGATAAATGGCTGCGATAGCAAATTTAAGACTAGACCAAGGAACTACATTTTCCTCAAATATAACACTTGCAGGAAATGATGGAGCTGCTTGGGACTTGACTGGTCATACCGTTGCTGCTAAAATGGCAAAAGGATATGAGAGTACAAAGACTAGGATAACTATGACAACTGCTGTTGCTAACCCGACTACAGGCATTATTACACTATCATTGACTTCAGCTCAAACAAGCGCCCTGGATGCGCCTGCGAGATATGTTTATGATGTAGAGGTTACTAATACTACTTCAGGAGTGGTTACGAGAGTAATTGAAGGTATTATAACCGTGCGTCCTAATGTGACCATTTAAATATTCTAAATACTATTAGTTTTTGAATACCCTTCGGTTATAAATATTAACAATTAAGGGAGACTAAAAGTGTCGCAAATAAAAGCAAGAATAGATTCTACGATAAGCAGACCGCAACAAGTATCGGTCACTATGCCTGCTGGTGCAGCCTCACAAACTGCTGTTACCAATTCAACTTTGAAATTAAGACTTCTACAAGATGTTGACGCTAGTACCTTAGCAGACGGTAGTATGATTCAGTATTCTGCAACAAGTGATAAGTTTGTTGTAAGAGACGAGATAACAACTACAACTGGTTCAATAACACTAAATGGTGGTTCATTTTAAGGAAGTAAAAAGAGAGAGTTAAGATATGGCAACAATAATTAGAATAAAACGAAGTGCTAACACTTCTGCTCCAGGTACTCTAAAACTTGGAGAATTAGCGTTAACCTACGGTACTGGTACTGCAGGAAATAACGGAGATAGATTATTCATAGGTACAGGTGGTGTAGATACAAATGGTGACGCAAACGATATTGATGTAATTGGTGGTAAGTATTTTACAAGTTTATTTCCATCTACTAACGGTGTTATTACCGCTGAAAAATTAATAACAACAGATTCAAACAAAAGAATTGACGAGATTATAGTTGGTAACGAAACAACTAACTCTGGTCGTATAACTTTTAATGAAGCTACAAACAACGGTTCAAACAATGTTGTTTTAAAAGCTCCATTATCATTAACAAATTCATCAACACTATTATTACCTGATGGTGCTGGTTCACAAGGACAATTTCTAAAAGTAATATCTGCTTCTGGTACTGAAGCTCAATTAGGATTTGACGCTGTTGATACCACACTAACAATTGAAGATAGTGCTGGTGCAACAACAGATTATTCAACTAACTCTACTCTATTACTTACAGGTGATGGAACGATTGATACTGCGGTTACTTCAAACACGGTAACTATTAAAGTACAAGACGGTGGAGTTAATACAACACAACTTGCTAATAATGCGGTAACAAACGCTAAACTTGCAAATGACGGTGTAACCTTAGGTTCTACTGCATTAACTCTCGGTGGAACTACAACTGACCTTGCAGGATTAACAAATGTTGTTGTTGACCATTTAACACTTGATGGACAAGATATTGCCACATCAGCTGCAAACAGAAATATTACTTTAACACCACACGGAACTGGAACGGTTACCGTACCTAGTGGATATAAAGATAGAGCAGGTTTTGCTTCTGACTCACTTGCAACAAAAGAATATGTTGATAGTGCTTCAAGTGGTTTAGATGTAAAAGATAGTTGTAGAGTTGCTACTACAGCAAACTTATCTGCTACATATGACCAATCAAATGGTAGACTAGACAATTCAGGAACTCAAGCCGCACTAACTATTGACGGTGTTGCATTATCACAAAACGATAGAGTACTTGTTAAAGACCAAACAGAAGCTAGAGCAAACGGTATCTACATTGTAGAAATCGTTGGTACTAACTCTACTAATTGGAGATTAACAAGAAGTGATGACGCAAATATCGGTACAGATATAACTGGTGGTACATTTACTTTCGTAGAAGAAGGTACTGCTAATAGTGATAACGGTTATGTGTTCACACACAATGGTACACCTACAATAACAGATAGTACACTTTCTAACAATACTGAAATGCCAGTATCACAATTCTCTGGTGCAGGACAAGTAGTTGCTGGTGCAGCTATGGTAAAAGCAGGAAATACTTTAGATGTTAATGTAGACAATACTTCAATCGCTGTAATATCAGACGCTTTATCTATTAAAGCAGGTGGGGTTACAAATGCTATGTTAGCAGGAAGTATTGCAAATTCTAAACTTGCGGATCCAAATATCTCACTTGCTGGTGAGAGTGGAACCGGTTCAGTTGGATTAGGTGGTACATTAACTATTTCTGCAGGAGAAGGAATTGATACTTCTGCTTCAGGTACTGCAATCACAATCGCTGGTGAAGACGCAAGTACAACGAATAAAGGAGTTGCTTCTTTTAGTACTGATAACTTTACGGTAACAAGTGGTGCCGTTGAGGTTACTACTATTGACGGTGGGTCATTCTAATGGCTGATACCGTAATAAAACCAAAAAGAAGTTTCACAGCTGCTGCTGTTCCTCAATTATCTGATTTAGAAATTGGTGAATTAGCAATGAACATTGCTGACGGTAAGTTTTACACGAAGCAAAATGCGAACACTATTAAAGAAGTTGGTGGTGCCTCTGCTATTGATATTCAATCAGTATTACAAGCAGGTGCTGTTTCAACAACTGACTTAACCTTTAATAACGCAAATATAGTATTTGAAGGCGCTACACCAGACGCCTACGAAACAACATTAACGGTAGAAGACCCGACTGCTGATAGAACGGTTAAACTACCAAATTCTAGTGGAACATTAGCATTGACAGGAGATATTCTTGCCTTTGCTGTTGTATTTGGAGGATAATAAATGGCAAGTGCTTTTAAAAACGCAGGACAAACTAACTCACAAGTTGATGATTCAACTGCAAATGTTTATACAGCTCCATCTAATGGAACTGCTGTATTACACGCTGTTTATATCTCAAACACTTCAACTGATACACAAGCAGAAGTAGATGTAAAGGTTACGGTTGATGGTGGTACTACTTTCAAAACAATGATGAGTAATATTATAATTCCACAGAATAACACTTTTATATTAGATAAGCCTGTAAATTTAGAGGCAAATGACATTATAAGAGTGATTGCTTCTCACGGAAATACTGATACATTTATTTCGGTATTAGAGAATACATAAGATTAAAATAGTTATAAATATAAGAAAACGAAGAGGAAGAATTAGATGGCATTAGCATTACCAACAGGAGCTTCACAAGCAGTTGCCGTAGACGCAGCTGGTTTCCAAATCTCTAACGAATATGCTATGCACGCCCTTAACCGTGATGTTAATGGTCTTTTAATATACACAAAGACTAAACTAGATAGTAATGAGGAAGTGATTGTTAACAGCGGAGAAGGTTTTGGATTTAATGGGTTTGAAGGACTTGCAATCGGTAAGGCAAGTGATGGTACTACCGTTCAGAATACACTACAAAGTGATTATGACGAGAATACAGACGCTCATTACCAAACTAACGCAAAGTTTAGAAAGTATCAACAGACAAGATTTGATCCGTTGAAACTTTTTTACTTTTTAAATGATGAAGGTAATCTTGTGGCAAGGTATCAACAAGATTATACTTACGCCGCTAGTGAGACAGCAACTTCTACAACTGGAAGCAACTGGATCCCAAGTGGTGGAAACTATTATACCGCTAGTAATGTTAACAGGTACTTGTAAAAATTAAATAGAGAGAGATAAAAATGGCAGATTTTATTTTAGGAAGACTTAAATTTCACTTTAAAGGAGATTGGGTTACAGGAACGGCATATATTAAAGATGATGTCGTAAGATACGGAGGAAATAGCTTCGTAGCGATGGCGAACCATACAGGTTCAGCTGCGTTTGAAACAGATTTAACAGCAACCAAATGGAAAAAGATGGTTGCAGGACAAGAATGGAAAGGCGCTTGGGGTGCAACTACAGCTTATAAAGTTGATGATGTTGTACAATGGGGAGGTTCTACTTTCGTATGTAATGAAGCGCACACTTCACAATCAGATTTATATGACGACACTAGTAAATGGACTTCTTTTGTTCCAGGATTTAACTGGACAGGAACTTATACTGCTTCAACAGCATATAAAGTAAACGACTTAGCGAAATACGGTGCAAATGTTTATATTTGTTCAGTTGAACATACTGCCGCTTCAACAATAGATACAACTAAATTTTCACTATTCGTTTCTGGATTAGAATTTGAAGATTCATACAACTCTGGTACTGCCTACCAAGCTGGTGATGTTGTAACCTACGGAGGTTATAACTATGTCGCAATTCAACAATCTACAGGTCAAACACCTTATAACAATGCAACATACTGGGAAGTACTTACAACTGGATTTAAAATGGTTGGTACTTATGCCGGTGCAACTGCTTATAAAACTGGTGATGTAGTTAGATATGGTGGTCATACATATGTTGCAAAAACAGACGCAACTGGTATTGTACCAACAACAACTGCAACTTGGGATTTATTAAACGAAGGATTTAACTGGAGAGATAGTTGGGCAGACGCAACTGCTTATGCTCCTGGTGACGCAATCGGTTATGGTTCATCTTCTTACAGATGTAAACTTGCTCACACTTCTTCTGCTGTACAAGGTGACGCAAAAAGACCTGACTATGATACAGGCGGAGTTTACTGGGATTTAGTTGCTGAAGGTGATTCAAACTTTGTTACCACTAGTAGAGGTGACTTATTAACTAGAAACGCTACACAAAATATTAGACTACCAATCGGTACAGCTGGTTCAGTTGTAAAATCAGATGGTACAGATGTTGCTTGGGGTATACCTGGGGTTACAACAAATGTATTCTTTGTTGCTAAACACGGTGCTGACAACGATCCATCTTCTGATACAGGTAGAGGTACTTCATTAGACAAACCTTGGTTAACACTTGCATACGCAATGGCTTGGATTAATTCAAATGTTGCTGCTAGTGAATACAAAACGGTTTATGTAAAAACTGGAACTTACGAAGAGGCATTGCCTATCATTCTTTCTGCTAATACACAATTAGTTGGAGACGGAGTAAGAAGTACAAGAATTACACCTGCTTCTGGAAATTCAACGGTTGCAGGATTAACTAACACACCAAACAATCGTGCTGATATGTTTAGAGTACATAACGGTACAACGGTTACTGGTTTCACATTTAGTGGAATGGTTGGAACTATGGGAAGTGCTGACTCATATGGAGTTGCAAGACCTAATACTTCTGACGGTGCAACACGAAGTGGTGTTGTATTTGCATTAGACCCAGGAACTGGAGTTGGTGATACAACTACACACATTACAACTAAATCACCATTTATTCAGAATTGTACACACTTTGGTACAGGTTCTGTTGGTATTAAAATTGATGGTGCATTACACAACGCTGGAAACAGAAGTATACTTGCAAACGACTTTACACAGGTAACTTCTGACGGTATTGGAGTTTGGGCATTAGCAAACGCAAAATCAGAATTAGTATCTGTATTCACATATTACGCACATCACGGTTACTTATGTGATAGTGGTGCTGTTATTCGTTCATTGAACTCAAACAACTCTTACGGAGAATACGGTTCAACAGCTGCTGGTATTGACGCAAACGAAACGCCATATACTGGTAATGTAGATTTAAGAAATAACGAAGCACAAGTAGGAAGAGCATTAGTATCTGGTTCAGGTATCGGAAGATTAGAATTACAATATGCTGGACAATCATATACTTCTGCTTCAATTGCAATTGCCGGTTCTGGTGCTTCAGGAACTGCGTCTGCTTCTTTTAGTGATGGCGCTGTAAACTTTATTAAAGTAAATACAAACGGTTCAACACACTTTACTACAACAGGATTTGCACAATCAGGAACTGCAAGTACAATTAAACTTGCTGCTTCTGACTCACAACCTGACGATTTCTATAACGGAATGAGAATTACGGTTTACACAGGAACTGGTTATGGTAACACAGGTGTTATCGCTGACTATGTTGCTTCTACAAAAACTTGTTCAGTACAAAAAGAAAATGGTACTGCAGGATTTGATGTATTTGTAAACTCTGGATTATCAGCTGCAACAACTTTTGATACAACAACAGGTTACGAAATTGAACCTAGAGTTGCTTTAAGTGGTGGTGGTTCTCCTACAAGAACTGCACTCGCAAGAGCAGTTGTAGAAAATCAACAAGTTTCAAAAATTCTTATATTAGACGGTGGTGCTGGTTATTCTTCTGCACCAACGGTAACAATTACAGACCCTAACGCAAGTACGGTTGCTACTGCAACTTCACATATTGCTGACGGTGTAATATCACAAACAACAATAACAAGTGCTGGTTCTGGATACAAAACAGAAACAACAAGTGCTACTATTACTGGTAACGGTTTTGCTGAAATATCAAGTGAAGGTACTGCCTTTGTAAGATTAACAGGATTATCTAAATCGCCAACAGGTGGTGACATTGTTGAATTTGCTGGAATATCAAATCAAGCATATTATGTTGTTGGTGTAACCGGTTATTCAAGTGGTGCTGGTTTAGTTAGAGTAAATCCTAAATTTACAACTTCTAACCAACCAACTCATAGTGAAACTGCAACTTTAAGAAGTAATTACTCAAACATTAGATTGACTGGACACGACTTCTTGGATGTAGGTACTGGTGATTTTACAACAACAAATTATCCTAACACACCAACTCAAAACCCAGACCCGAATGATGAAATCTTTGAAGCAGATAGAGGAAGAGTATTCTACTCATCTACTGACCAAGATGGTAACTTTAGAGTTGGTAACTTGTTTAGAATTGAACAGGCAACTGGTAAAGCAACATTGAATGCTGAAGCATTTGACCTTTCAGGATTACAAGAATTGAGTTTAGGCTCAAACGCACAAGGTAACTTTGGTGCTACAATTAATGAATTTAGTACTGACGGAACATTAGCAGATAATTCTGATACTGCTCTAGTTACCGAAAGAGCGATTAAGACTTATGTAGATGGTCAACTTGGTGGAGGACAGAATGATTTATCAGTTAACTCATTAACTGCTGGTTCAATTACTGCTTCTGGCACAGCGATTTCTACAACAGGTGTTGCGGGAAGTGATGTAAACTTATCTATTGGAACACAAAACAATGGTATAATTTCATTTACTGCTCAAGCACAAACAGCAATCACTCCGACTGCGAATAATGATATAGTTAATAAATCTTATGTTGACGCACAAGGAACACCAACTTTACAAACACTTTCAATTGATGATGACACATTAGACTTGAAGAGAAGAGTTATCACAAACGCTAATGAGTTAATACAGAAAGAAAGTGCTTACTTTGATGGTACGGATGCTACTGAAGGATTTGAATTTATCAACGGAACAATGCAAATTAACATTGATAAATCTGGAGACTTGGTAATAGAAACAACATAAATAATAGTTAAATAGGAAGATATAAAAATGGCAACAACAAAAACTAGAATTGGTAATCTGTTCTTCAATTATCAAGGTGAATATTCTGCTACGAAGACTTATCATAAAGATGATGTTGTATTATACAACAATTCTGATTTTATCTGCGTAAAAAATTCATCTACGACAGGACAAGCACCTGACACAGGAACAGAAGCTCAACAAAAAAGATATGTAAGGGTAACTATTGCTACATCAGCAAGTACTGGTGGCAATGCCTTTAAATGGGACGGCGAAGCAGCTTGGCCTGCTACAGAAGTACAATACAAAATTGGTGATACTTTAGTATTATACCAAGACGGTAATGACTTTGATGATAACTCAATAGCATTTTCAACTTCGTCTACTTCAAAAGAAAACAATTTATACCATACAGATGTAACCTATATGTTAGACGGTAAATCTGTTGGTGGTGGAACTGCAAGTGGTGAATATTTTAACTCTGGTACATTTAACAATGCTGCTAAAAGAGAATTAAGATTAGAGATTACTGCTGAAACACCAAAAGAATTATACATTTTTAATTATCAAAATCCTTCTGCTACTTGGGGACCTAAATTAGTTGTTGCCGAGAACCAAGTATGGAAAGAAATTAGACAATCATTTAAATGGAGAGGTGACCACGACAATACAAACGCAAGTGGTTCATATTTAACTTATCAACCAAATGATGTTGTAAGAGTTAATGTACCTGTTGATAATGACTTTTCAACAAACAATCAGTATTCTGGAAACCAAATACAAAAAATCAGAGCAACTTACATATGTTTAAAAACACATACTTGTGATGGTACTGACAAATATTTACCTTGGGACCAAGATACAGATACAGACGAAAACAAATGGTGGGAAAGAATATCAGAAGAACATCAATTTGATGAAGAAACAATAACAGATAGTGGTTCTGTTGTTTCTATCAATAACATTTCTGCTGCTTCTCCTGCAAGACAACAAGGATACTATCCTTTCGTAAATACTAAAAACATAACTGCCGCTGCTGAAAACTCAAATGCTGGTAGAACTGGTGGATATAACCCACCTATGGTTAATGTAACCGTTGAAGGTTACCAATCTGTTAAATCAGTTGGAAACTTCTCTACTGCACATTACAAAAGAAAACCTGGTGTTTACAGAAACTTAACTCAATCTTCAACTTCAGGTGCTGGTTCAAACGCAAACTTTGATATTGAAGTAGACAACAATGGTGCTGTAACCAAAGTAGAGGTTACGAGAAAATCACTTGGTGGTCAAATGGGTGGTTTAGGATACGCACAAAACGAAACGATTACAATAGGTGACTCACTTCTAGGAAGTGGTGGTGCACCTGACTTTACTTTTGATGTATTAACAATTGGTACTTGGGGTGCTCTTAATATAGAAATCGCTAGAGACCAAAAAAGAGGAATGCAAAACGCACAATGGGAAAATGATGACGAAGCTGAAATGCTTGGTGGTGAGAACAATGCTGCTTCTGACCAACTAGGTATTGACGGACAAGTATTCTATTCTTCTGCGAATGTAACCTTTGATGTTGTATCTACACAAAAGAAAGCAAGAGGTTATCAAAACTTCTATAGTGGAAACAGATTAGAATGTATGGCATTATGTAATGAAAACGGACCTATCGGAGATGACCATCCGTTATACAGATTGCCTGGACAATTCCAACAAGCACAATGTGTTAACTGGCCGTGTTTTATTAACGGTCGTGGCGGAATTACAAGTTGGGGTTCAAACTCTAACGGTCAAAACGGACAAGACCAAGGTTCAATTTTAACTGGAGTTGGAATGGTATTTCCATTCCTAGATTGGTACAGAAGTACAGACAACGGTGGTTCTGGAATTCACACTACTCCTGATGGAGAAGTACCAAAAGCAATTCAACTATTATCTGGATACGAAGTTGGTATGGCACTATTTAATAATGGTGAAGTATACCATTGGGGTTACGGAGGTCACGGACAAAATGGTGACGCTGCTACTTCAAACAGAGGATATCCAGTAAGATGTGGTGGAACATACCAAGAAATTTATCTTGCTGCTAATACTTCTACACACACTTTTAAAGATACTAGAATTAAAAGAATTTACATTACTAATTGGGGCGGAGACAATAACACAAGTACACATAGTTGTTATGCGTTAGATACTGACGGCGAACTATGGGCTTGGGGTTACAATGGATACGGTCAATTAGGACAAAACAATACTTCTGATTTAAGTAGACCAACAAAAATTAATAAGACAGCTTACTTTAATGGTAATAAGATTGACGCTTTCTGGACTGCTGGTGCAGGATACGCTTTCTGTTTTGCTTTAGATGTAACCGGTAAATTATATAGTTGGGGATACAATGGTTACGGTGTTTTAGGACAAGGTAACACAACTAACTTATCAGTACCAACTGAAATTCCAAGTATCACTTGGGATAACGGTGCTTCAAATCCAGGTAAGATTAAAAAATTATTAGTAGACTCGCAACAATCATATCAAAGATGTGCCATTCTTACTGAAAAAGGTAAGATATATTGGTGTGGAAGAAATGAATACGGTTGGGCGATGATGGGTAATACTACAGATGTAAGCTCATTTACAATTATGTCTAATGGTCCAGGTTCTGGAACATATTCTGATTGTCAAAATATGTGGTTTACAGGAAACGGCAGATATGCAAGTTTCTGGACTAAAGATAGTGTTGGTGCAATCAAGTGCTGTGGTTACAATGGTAACTACGAACTAGGTATTGGTAACTCAACTAACCAAACTGCTGCTGTATCACCTAAATGGCAAATTAACGGAACAACAACTTCTGACTTACATAATATTAAAGACATAGGTTGTAATTCTGAATATGGTAACCAATGGATGTGTAATGTGTGGGTATTAACATATGACGGATTTATGTTTAATACAGGAAGAAACAACTACGGTTTAGGCGCTCAAGGTTGGTCTTCAAGTTATAACGACAGACAATCAACTAATGGTATTGAAGAAACAGATGATTACTATTTCCAAATGCAAAGAATGCCTAATTACGCACACGGAAGAGTAGAAGATGTAAGAGGAAGAGGTTACTACTCTACAGATGGTAATAGATACCACTTTAGAGAAATTAGAACTTTTGACAACAGATACCTAATGTGGGGTTACGGTGGAGACTATATGCAAGGTCAGAATGATTCAGACTATGTTTCTATGCCACAACCCGCTGTGTTAGGATAGTATAAATATAAAGAACAATTAAGATAGGAAATAAAAATGGCAAAAATTAATCTCGGAAGAATTAAATTACAATTCCAAGGAGAATATAATAGAGACCAACAATACAGACGAGACGATATTGTTTATCATAATAACGCTATGTGGATTATGAAACAAGAATACTTTGCTGATGGGTCTTCTGCGTATGCTCCTGGTACTAAAATCTTTGGATATAATCCAAAAGACTACACTGGTGACTTCTGGTCAAATGACCCGAACTACAATGGTGTAGATAGTGTTTTCAGATACACACAATATTGGACTGAAAACGAAAGAAGAGGCGAAACTCAAAGAACTGATAGAGACGGTAATCCTATCACTAAAAACTCTACATACGGTTCTAACGAGGACGGTGCAAACGAGATTAGACACGACTATATTGATTCATCTATGGGTACGGTTGTTCGCCATCAACAACACCTTATGAATGAATATGACGCAATGTTTCAAGCTTGCGAAGATGACTATGACCAGTTAGACACATATAATCATTACGAACAAAACTACTTTAAATACCACTATATGCCAGTACACAACTCTTTTGTTGTGGAAGTTAATGTATCAGGTGGTGTGCCAGATTTCAAAATTGATAACAGACTTGGTAACAATACTAAAGGTAGAGAGTTTGAAGGTTATAGAAACTGGGAAAACTTTAAAGAAGGTCATACATACAGATTTTCACAAGACAAACCTAATAACAAATACTACCCATTAGGTTTCTCTTATACTGCTGACGGTATTCACAATGCTGGCGATACAGGTAAGTCTTTAGGAATGGATCCTGATGGACCTTACTATGTAAAAGGTACTGCTTCAAATGGTGATAGTGGATTCTTTTCACCTATGTACAAAACTGAAGCGGCTGCAATTGCTGAAGATACAAGAAGAGGTGGTGCTGGTGCTGCTCACAAATTAACTTTTGACCAAGGTGATGTACCTGGTTGGGAGACTGAAGCAAGTCCATCATTACAAGGACATTTACATACAGACGGAACTCAATTAAAAGATACCGTTGTATCACAATTAATAGACGATAGTGGAAATACATACTTACAAGTATCAAATGCTTGGGCAGGAACAACTGCTGGTGGTGTTTCTTCACACGCAAGAAAAACAATTTACATAAACACTGGTGATTCAACAGAATTTCACGGACAAACAGGAAGCACATATTCATATGTTTATATTCAAGGTGCATTAAAAACTGGTTCTAATATTTCTGCTGTAATTACACAACAAAGAGATAATACAACAACTGCAAACGATAGTGCTGGAAGAAAAATCTTATTAGTAAACGGAAAACCTGTTTATCAATTAGTTGCTGAAGCTTCTAATATAACGGTTGGTGGTATCTCTGGTGCTTATCAAGCAATTGATAAAACAGGAGCAGGTTCAACTACTGCATTAGGACTAAATCCAGTATCTAATGAAGGTAAAGTTGACTTGTATATGCCGAAACTTACAGACCCAACAGCAAATGTTGAAAGAACAATGCAAGTTTCAGTTGCTAATCCTGGTTCAGGAAACAAGTTTTACATTGATGGTGTTTTACCAACAATAAACACAATGAAATTAGAAGAAGGAAAAACTTACAAGTTTGACCAATCAGATAGTACAAATGCAGGACACTGGTTAAAACTATCAACTACAAGTGATGGTACACACGGTGGTGGAGCTGAGTATACTGCTGGGGTAACTTATGTAGGTACTCCTGGTAATCCTGGTGCTTATACAGAAATTAAATTAAGAAGTGGTGTTGCAAAACTTTATATCTATTGTAATGCACACTCTGGTATGGGACAAGAAGCAGAAACTTATGATGTTTCTACTAATCTTGGAAAAACATACGCTCCTGGTAATATCAAAAAATGGCAAGGTTATAACAAAAACGGTTGGGTTAAATACTACTTAAACTCAATTCAAGTTGATGAAAACACTTACATTGAAACATTTTTCAACGATAATGTTCAGAAAGATAGAAACTATCCTAGAACTATGCCTAATGGTAAAGTTAAAGGTGGAAACAAATTCACTTTTGAACATCAAGCAGGTAGATATGTTGAGATAACAATTCCTTATCAAACAACACAATCAGACGCTGAATCAACAATTATATATCCATTCTGTTTAGAACCTACTACAACTGCAAGACAAACTTCTGGAATGTACAACGATTTCGGTTGGACAATTGAGAAGTCTTGGAGAGGTTACAGACATTGGGATAAAATACAATCTTCAATGAGATTTAGAGGAGAATATTCTCCAAATACTCAATACAACTACAATGATATTGTTTCATACAAACCAATTAAAAGAATATCAACTGGTGAGAAGTTTATGAAACACGGTACTGGATTGTACAGATGTTTAAGAGACAATAGAGGAAGACCACCTCAACACGGATTCCAAGAACCTACAAGGTCACCATTGATGACTAAATCAACGGTTACTTCTGGAAGATTAACTGGAAGAAGTGAACACGAACAAAACAATGAGACAGGTAAGAATTATCCTGCACATATTCAATCGTACCACAACTGCTGGGAATCTTGGGCTGGAATGAACAACCAAGAACAAGGTGCTGGTGTTTGGTTCCCGAACAAAGGACCACTCGGATGGCCATATAAACACGGTCACTCTAGTGGTGCTAACATTTACAGATGTCATATGTACATTGATAAAAATGGTGCTGTATGGTCAATCGGACACGGTTCTTCTTCACACAATATGGAACAAGGTCGTTCTTCTTCATACTTTAGAGAAGTAACCTTCAGATGGAGAGATTTCTACAATTCTGAAAACAGAAACGAAGGTGGTTACAATGAAAGAAGAAGTAGCAAATGGACTCGTTATGATAGAATGAGAACACCAAGAGCTATTCAGATTGAAATGGGATATGATTTCACAATGATATTATTTGATAACGGACAAGTATTCCACGGTGGTTACGGTTCACACGGTCAACAAGGTACTGGTTATGACGGTGCTCCTGGTATGGCAATGACACCTGACGGACTAGAAGATGTACACTTTATCAAAATCGCAATGAAAACTATGAATGAAGATGGAACTCATACTCCTTGCGGATTAACAGATGATGGAGATGTATATACTTGGGGTTACAATGGTTACGGTGAAGTCGGAGACGGTAGAACAGATAACGCATACGGTCCTAAGAGAATATCCAGAGAATTCTTTAATGACGAAAAAATTATTGATATTTTAGCAACTGGTGGAGATAGTACTTCATTCTACGCTAGAACATCACAAGATAATATTTACGCTTGGGGTAGAAACAATATTGGCCAATTAGGTGATACAACTACTACTGACAAATACAGACCTGTATTAATGTCTGGCTTCAATGCTTCAGACAATGGTGGTATAGCTGTATGGCAAGGTGACGCTCACTCATCTAATTCTGCTTTCTATATACTAGACGGAAACGGATTTATTTGGGCAACTGGTTACAATGGATATGGTAACTTTGTAGATAACTCAACAACAAATAGAACACAATTAACTCAATCTACTGCTTCTCCTAATGGAGATATAGCAGACTTCTGGACAATGTACTGGAATGGATATCATACAACATTTATGAGATTGAAAAATGGTGAAACTTGGACTGCTGGACATAGTGGTGGATACTACAACTCTGGTGATGGTGGAACTGGAACAAACCAGGCACCTGTACAAGTAGATAAGATAACTAACCTTAAAGAAGTTTGCGTATGTAATACATATTCAGACCAAGGTAGAAGTTATTGGTTAACAGATAATGGTGAATTCTTTAGTCAAGGCCGTGATGTATACGGTTCTATGCCTAATCCTGTTGCTGGAGATAACTGGAATGGTGAAGATGGAACATATAAACCTTTCCACGCTTTCGTACCTGCAGGAACTAGAATTAGAACAATGTGTATTCAAGGTATTGACCAATCAACTAACTATTACGGACTTCAACCAATGGTTGGAACAGAGGATGGCCAAGTATTACTTTGGGGCTATTCTAATAACAATAACCTAGGACACCACGCAACTGCAACTTGGTCAAGTACAGGAAGAGCAATGATGTGGAATGCTGGTATTGGTAGATAATATAAATAGAAGTATAACTTAAAGGAAAACGGAGAAAAAACAAATGGCAAAAGTAATTTATTCAATGACAGCTGGCGTACCTCACGGTGACGACTATGTTGCTCCTACAGGTGATACGCCAATCAGTTTAGGTGAAGTAAGTGGAAAAACTTACTTTTCAATTGATGATGGTAATACTACTATCACAACTGATGGTGCAAATGATTCTGTATACGGAGTAAGTATCGTAACCGACGCTGACGAAAAAGCTGCGCTTAAGGCTTCTTCAAACTATGTTGAACAAGGTTTAAGTAATTTAGACAACGAATTTCTAACAGGAAAGTCAATGATAGACTTATTAGCAGATGTGGCAGATGACACTTCAGCTACTAAAACATCAATCGCTGACCATAAGGCAGCTAAAGCAGCTTTCTTATCAAACTTAGGATTCTAATTAACGATTTAACAAAAAGAAGGTAATAGCGATATGGCACTAGACATACAAAACTTTAAAGTAACCTGGAAAGGTAACTGGAAAGATAAAGAGAAGTATTATAAAAATGATATAGTTTACTGGAGAGGAAAGTCTTACAGATGTATAGAAGAAACACCTGATAACTTTACTATCTCTTCTGAAGCTATGATTAATACGAACTCTTATGGCCAATATCAGCCTACGGTTGTTAGACGGTCATATAGACCTGACAACAATAGATACTGGACGCTATTGCTTGCAGGTAACGATAACATTGAGACTTGGCAGTTTTGGAGACAATACGAAAGAGGCGAAATGGTTAAAGTTGCTGACAAGATTTATCTTTGTTTGAGAAAAACAAGATATTGTAATACTTGGGTAGAAGAACACGATGGAACTCCATCAAAATATTGGGTACTTGTTTACATAAACGAAAACAAGTGGTGTACAAGAAACGAAGTTGTATCTTTTAACAACCGTGCTCCGTTAGGTTGGAAATACAATATGGGTTCAGATACAGCACACAGCTGGGACCAAAACTATAGAACTTGTACATTATGCTCAGATGGTTCTGATATGTGGGTTGGTTCTTCTGATGGTACAGGTTCATCTGGATTAGGTGATGGTACTGCTGGAAATGACGAACCAGGAAAACACTTTTCTACAGGTTTCACATTTACTGATTGGATGGCTTCTACAGACAACCAATCTTGGAACTTAAATGCTACAGGTAGAATGACTACACCTGATGGTAAAGCACCTAGAGTAATACAAGTTAGAAAAAATCAAAATAGAACTTTCTGGTTAATGAACAATGGTGAAGTTTACGCCGCTGGTGAAAATGGAAACTACGGTTTAGGAAATTCAGAAACTTCTGACAGAAATTATGCTGTAAGGGTTACTGCTAATGATACACAAGATTGGCAAGGTAACACTATAGGCAAAACATTCAATCAAACTAAAATGGTTAAAGTCGGTATGTCCGACGCCGGACACGATAGTGGAACATCATCTTGTTTCTCACTAGGTGATGACGGTTCAGTATGGGTTTGGGGTTACAATAACAACGGTCAATTAGGACTAGGTAATCCAGGAATAAACAATTCAACAGACGCCTCTGGTGGTCCAACAAGTACTGCTTTCTATAGTGCCAATGTGACCAGACCAGTTAGATTACCTCAATCATATTTTGACGGAAGACAAATCGTTGATATGTGGGTATCAGGTTCAGAAGAAGCTTGGTTCCACGCATTAGACGAACAAGGTCAACTATGGGGTTGGGGACATAACCAACACGGTGAATTAGGAGTAGGAAACAGAAATGGCTCTTACTACTACACATTCCCAACAAGAATTGGTATTAACTGGAACAGATACGGCGGAATTAAAATGTATCAAACAACTCACTCAAATGGTGGACACTCTTGTACACACATTTTAGATGGTGAAGGATATATGTGGTTCACAGGTTATACAACTTCAGGCGCTTGGCCGATTGGTTCTCCTGGTTATACAGGAACACACCACATTGGTTCATTCAGAAGAGAAGGTCACTTCTTAAATGGTGATATTGATTACTTCTGGTGCGGTGGAGATGAAAACAAATGGTTATATATCAGACAGAAAACTACTGGTATGTTATGGGTCCACGATGGTAACTACGGAACAGATGGTGGTCGTGGTCAATCAGTTGAGTCCAATGGATATTGGTATCAATCAGGTGGTCACCCAGGAAGTTTCTTACATATGAAAGGTCCTAAATGGGCAGTCAATGTATGTGATGTAGGTATGAGTAGAGCTGATGGTTCTTATATGTACTCTTTCCCAATGATACTTGATGACGAAGGTTTAATTTGGGGTGGTGCTCCATATTCAAACAATGAACACGGTATGGGTGGAGATTCATCTAATAGTGACCAATGGACAAACGGTGGTAGAAACGATACACAAGGTGCAATGGAAGACAATGAAATGTTTAGAACAAGAAAAAGAATTGTATTCCAACCTGCCGGTGGACATAGATGGACAGATTTATTCTATTCAGGAACTGGTTCTTCAAATATACCAAGAGCTCTTAACCAAAGAGGTCAAGTATACTGGACTGGTTATGACGGAAGTACTTCGGTAACGCAACATTACGATTACTATTCAGAAGGTGCTAATAGTAACCAGGCACAATACTTCTTCCACTTGGGTCCTAGAGACTAATATAAATAATTATACTATAAGACTTAATAAGTCTTTTACATTAAACAATTGAGGTGAAAATGCAGGAAGTAGAAAAGTTTGTAGAACAGGCTCGTAAGAAGTTTGATTCGCAACCGTTCATAGAAGACTATCTAAATAAAAAACTTAAATACAAAGAACTTGTTGGTACATACTTGTACAATCAATGGGTCTATACTTGTCAAATAGAAGGACTATGCAAAGACGCAGGTCTACTTGAAGACATAAAAGAAATTTGTATTAAAGAAAATCTAAAAGAAGCGTGGAAAGCAGAATGGCCTTATGACGCTGACGACATATCAAAACCTTGGGTAGAACCATCAGTAATGTACGCAACGCAAAGTTGGTGTGATGAGATACACAAGATAAAAGAAGATAAAGATTTATTACTTGCACATTTATATGCTTCGCATAGTGAGATAATGGTTAATCAAGGCACTTCTGTCCTCAAAGAAAGACTTACAAAAAAATTTGAAGAAGCATATAAGAATAACGCTAACGCAATGTTAGAAGTTGTTAAGTTATCTTGGGACTTTAAAATTAATCTCGCACACGATTTAGAAGCACACAAAGACCATATGGAAGAAGTCTTACCTAGAATTGCAATGTTTAAAATTGCAGCCAAAGAGATTGGTGAAGATAGAAGTGGTATCAACGATTTATCTGCTGGTGCTAGAGACGAGACAGAAGATAATAGAATAAGAGCTGAGTTGATGGCAAACCAAGTGTGGGTTAAAGAAATGGATGTCAATGATGTACCTGAAGAATATAAAGCAGATGTACAAGCAGAATTGAAAAAACGAGAAGTTGCTAATAAATGAAAACATTAAAAGAACTTACTTGGGAACATCACAAAGAAGCAGAAAGACAACACTTTGTTAAAGTATTAATGTCAGGTAAAATATTAGAAGAAGTCTACGCTGTTTATCTATTCAATCAACATCAAGCATATAACATATTAGAAGCGATAGCAATGTCGGAAGGTTTCTTTGACGATATGCCACAATTAAGAAGAGCACCTGAAATAAAAAAAGACTTTGATGAATTATGGACTTGGAATCATAAACCTTGGTTGTGTGAAAGTACAAAGAGATATGTTTATCATTGTCAAAATGAATTGATGGACTCTCCTGAAAAAATAGCTGCACACATATATGTTAGACATATGGGAGACTTATCTGGTGGTCAAATGATTAAAAGAAAAACACCAGGTAGTAATAAATATTACGATTTTAATTTTAAAAAAGTTGATGATGGAGTACAAAGATATAAAAGTGTACAAGAGTTAAAAGACGCATTAAGATTGAAAGTGGATAGTTATCAAAAGTATTCAGACGCAAGTACACTAACAGAAAATGTAAATAATGTTGTATACGAAGCAAGAGTTTGTTTTAGTTTTGCAACAGAATTATTTAAAGAAATGATGAGTTTTATTAAAAATAATGAAAAGAGGTTTGGCGATGGAACGAAGAAGTAGAATATGGGAAATGCTAGAGCAACACACTCATAGCATTATTGCAAATTTTGAAAGAGAAGGTGAAGAAATATTTGAACCTACAATGAAGAAGTTTAATAGACCTGAACAAGGTTGGGTCAATAGAGTATGGGCAACACCAGAGGCAAGAAGATGTCATTTAGATGTTGTTGACGCTAGAGACGAAAAAGGTTTATATATGTTTCATTGTTGTGTATTTCCTAAACTTACAAGTACTGCGCCAATATATGGATTAGATGTAATCGCTGGTGCAAAAAAGGTTACAGGTTTCTTCCACGACTTTTCGCCACTTGCAAAGAAAGACCATTCAATGGTAGATTGGTTTGTAAAAGAAGCAAGTCTTTATACACCATCAAAACCTAGACCATTACCTGATTGGGCAATGAAAATTTTTAGTCCAGGTATGATTGCAGCTGGTAATATTAATACAGAAAAAGAATTGACACAAGCATTAAGTATGGCACAATCAAACTTATCAGTTTATTTCACTTTATTAAGAAGAGAAAAAGAACAAGGAGATATACAGGAAATAAAAGACGCACAAAATAGATACGCAAAACATCAACGAGAAAATCCTCATACTCCTAGAGTTATGTTAAGTTTAGGATTACCAGAAGATGATGTTAAAGAGTTTTGTTCAGACGCCTTATTCCCATATGTAGAATAATGGAACATTTAGATAAATTTAAGGCTGTAATAAAAGATTTAAAAGAAGATGGTAGATACCGTGTCTTTAATGATATTCTACGAACTAGAGGCGATTATCCTAACGCAATCTGGTATTCAAAATACTCAATCAAAAAAATAGTTAACTGGTGTTCAAATGATTATCTAGGTATGGGACAACACTCTTATGTGCTAGATAGTATGAAAACAGCACTGGAGACGAGCGGAGCGGGCGCTGGAGGGACTAGAAACATATCCGGCACTACTCACTATCATATTGCTTTAGAACACGAATTAACTCAATTACACAAGAAAGAAAGTGCGTTATTATTCACTTCAGCATACAATGCTAATCAAACAACTTTAGAAACAATGGGCAAGATTATGCCTGATATGTTGTTTGTATCAGACGCACAAAATCACTCTTCAATCATACAAGGTTTAAGGCATAGTAAATGTAGAAAAGAAATATTTAAACATAATGATGTAAAAGATTTAGAAAGTATATTAATGTCTAACCCAGGACCTAAATGTGTTGTATTTGAAAGTGTATATTCTATGGACGGTGATATTGCACCTGTAAAAGAAATTGTTGAAGTATGTAAAAAATATAATGCAATAACTTTTATAGATGAAGTACACGCTGTTGGTCTTTACGGTCCGACAGGTGCTGGTATTTGTGAGAGAGACGGTATTGAAGTAGATATTATTAACGGAACATTAGCCAAGGCCTACGGTGTACAAGGTGGATACATTGCAGGAAAGAGAGAGTTTATAGACGCAATAAGAAGTATGGCAAGTGCGTTTATATTTACAACTAGTTTATCTCCAGTATTATGCGCTGGTGCATTGACTAGTATAAAATATGTCAAAGACCATCCTGAATTAAGAATGAAATTACAGGAGAGAGCATTAAAAACAAAAGAAGAACTTGAAAGAGCAGGTATAGAAGTATTAAAAAACGATAGTCATATCGTACCTGTAATTATAGGTGACGCTAAAAAATGTAAAGCAGTTTCAGATGAATTACTTTACAAAAATGGTATCTATGTTCAACCAATTAATTATCCTACGGTTGCTGTTGGTACTGAAAGATTAAGATTTACTCCAACACCATTTCATACAGACGCAATGATATTTGATATGGTAGTTAAAGTAAAATCTGCTATGAGAAGATGTGGTAATAAGAAATGAATATAAAAGAAGAGATTGATTGGTTAATTGTTGATGGTGCAAACGGATTAGAAATCTTATGGTTTATGCTAAAACACGAACCATTTTTACAAGGTCTCATAGGATTTGGCGTATTGTTAGTGATATTGTGTTGGTATTTAGATAAAAAAGACGATAAAGACACGAAATGGGATTGCGACCCTCACGGAAAATTATAAATATTGCTAAAAGATAAAGGAAATAACTATGGCTCAACCTAATACAAGACAGACACTTATCGCATATGCTAAACGAGCATTAGGGCATCCTGTTATTGAGATTAATGTAGATGATGACCAAATAGATGATAGAGTTGACGAAGCATTACAATACTATCAACAATATCACTATGACGGTATCAAAAGAGTATACTTAAAATACGAATACACTCAAGCAGACAAAACTAGAATACTAGCAGATAGCTCAGAAGGTGCAACAAAAAATTCTGTAACCACAACTTGGAAATCAGGCAACAACTATATCGTTGTACCTGAAAGTGTAATATCGGTTACAAACATATTTCCTTTTTCTAATAAAGGAAACTTAAACTTATTTGATGTAAGATACCAATTAAGATTAAATGACCTTTATGATTTTTCATCTACAAGTGTTATTAACTATGACATTGTGATGAGACAATTAGATTTCCTAGACCATATATTAGTTGGTGAAAAACCATTAAGATTTAATCAACACGACAATAGATTATACATTGATATGGACTGGGCAAACGATTTACAAGTCGGTGAGTATCTAGTAATTGACGCATATAGAAAATTAGACCCAGACACTTATACAGATGTATATGATGATATATGGTTGAAGAGATACACAACTGCATTAGTAAAAAAACAATGGGGTGCCAACCTATCAAAATTTAATGGAGTAGCAATGATTGGTGGAGTTACCTTGAACGGACAACAAATTTATTCTGAAGCATTACAAGATGTTGAAAAACTTGAAACTGAAATCAGAAATTCGTTTGAGTTAAACCCAGCAATGTTAATAGGATAAAAATACAATGGCCGTTAATCATTACTTTCAAGGCGGCGATGGCATAGGTAGTCAAAATGAGAAAAGATTAATAGAAGATTTAATCGTTGAAAATTTAAAAATCTATGGTCACGCTGTTTACTATTTACCTAGGACTCTAGTCAATAGAGATTTAATTTTAGGCGAAGATTCTGCGTCTAGGTTTGATGAGTCATATCTAGTTGAAATGTACTTTGAAACGGTTGAAGGATTCCAAGGCGAACAAGAAATAATTAGTAAGTTTGGTTTAGAAGTTAGAGACGATACAACTTTTGTAATTGCGAAGAGAAGATTCCAAGAACAAGTTGATGACCCAGCAAACTTAATGGTAGATGGTAGACCTAACGAAGGTGATGTAATTTACTATCCTTTAATGAATAAGTTTTTTGAAGTTGCGTTTGTAGAAGACCAGGAACCTTTCTTTCAATTAGGAAACTTACCTGTATACAAATTAAGATGTAAAACTTTTGAATACTCTAGTGAAGAATTTAATACTGGTGTTTCTGATATTGATACTGCTGATGATAGAAAATCACTTGATACAAGTTTACAACATCAATTCAGACTTGAAGATGGTACATTAAATCAATCTTCATACAATGGTTTCTTATTATTAGAAACAGGAGACAAACACGGTAATCCACAATACTTAATTAATGAAGACTATGACGACACTACTACAGACGGAGACGCCGCTACAAGTATACAAACTAAATCTGTATATGCTGATAATTTAGATTTAGATACTGAAGCAGGTTTTGATACTGCAACGGTTTCAGATGACATATTAGACTTTACAGAAAGCAACCCATTTGGAGATGTTAAATAATGTTCGGTACACATTTTTATAACGAAGGATTAAGAAAGTTAACTATTGCGTTTGGTCAAATCTTTAATAAGATTGTAGTACAAACTAAAGACGCAAATGATAGTGTTGTAAAAAGATTTACGGTGCCTCTTGCATATGCACCAAAAGAAAAGTTTATTACAAGATTAACTCAACAACCAGATTTACAAGACCAACAATTTTCAACTATATTACCTCGTATGGGTTTTGAAATATCAGGTATACAATATGACCCTAGTAGAAAATTAAATAAACTACAAAAGACAAGAACACAAACAGATGAAGGTAATACAACTAATCAACAAACCAAGATGAAGTTTAATTATACTCCTGTACCATATAATATAACTTACTCTTTGTTTATTTTTACTGCTACTGCTGAAAATGGTTTACAAATTTTAGAACAAATAGTTCCGTACTTTCAACCTGATTATACGGTTACTATAAATATGATACCAGACTTAAATATCAAGCGTGATGTACCTATTGTTATAGGTGATATTAATTACGAAGATAATTATGATGGTGACTTTAATACAAGAAGAGCAGTAATTTATACAATTAATTTTACTGCAAAAACTTATCTATATGGTCCGTCAACACATCAAGGTGTTGTAAGAAAAGTACAATCAGATTTAGGTTCGGATCCTGTAAATAAAGCAAGAGAAGAAAGAATTGTAATTACACCAAATCCATCTTCTGCAAAACCAGGTGATGACTTTGGATTTACGACAACTATATCATTCTTTAATGATGGTAAGAAATATGACCCATCAACAGGAAGTGATACATAATGAGAGGCGAAAATGAAACGAGAAGATGTATTAGTAATAGACAATGTTTTACCAGAAGTTGTAAACAATAGTTTCTGTCAAAACATTTATAGATTAGGTTATATTATATCAATGGATATATTGCCTAGTCAAACAGACAATAAAGGTATTATGCAAGACGATAATACTTTTTCATCAATGCAAATGGTTCATAGAGTATACTTGCATAACGAACCAGCGAATATGCCTAAAAATCCTGCAATGGAACCTGTAAAACATTCTTTATCTGAAATGGTTGGTAAAGCAGGTCTATTGACTAAAGATTTTGATAAGGTTGATATGTTAAGAGCAAAGTTTAACTTAATGTTTCCACATCCTGATTTTAAAGAAGGTATGTATAATATGGCACATATTGATGATGAACACGAAGAGCATTTAGTTTGTATTTACTATCCTGAAGATACAGATGGTGATACAATATTGTTCAATGAGTTTTTTAATAAAGATAAGAAACCAGAAAAACTAACTATTCATAAGAGGGTTACACCAAAAGCAAATCGTTGTGTAATATTTAATGGTTGGAGATTTCACGCAAGTAGTAATCCAGTTTCATATAATAAACGAATAGTTTTAAATACAAATTTTAGGATAACAAACAATGGGTAAACTAGAAGACAAAGTAAATGATATTTTAGGTATCAAAGAAGAGAGTACTCCTGTATCAGATTTAATGATACAAGAGAAACAAGTACCTGTGCCTAGAAATGAAGACCCAAAGAAAGACGATATAGATAACGATTACAAATATAGTAGAGAGAACTATTATAATTTAATTGAAAGAGGACAAGACGCAATACAAGGCATTTTAGATGTTGCAAAAGAAGGGCAACACCCTAGAGCATACGAAGTCGCTGGTGCATTAATTAAAAATGTAGCCGACACCGTTGATAAATTACAAGACTTACAAAGTAAATTATCTAAACTAAAAGATGTACCAAATAAGACAACTAACAATATTAAAAATGCTTTGTTTGTAGGTTCTACAGCAGAATTACAAAAACATTTAAAAGATAAAAAGTTTGACGAAAACAATAGAGATACCAAAGACGACCCATTTAAAGGTACTACTATTGAAGGCAAAGATTAATTATGAGTACAGACGCATATTTAGGTAACCCTAATCTAAAAAAAGTAAACACACCACAAGAGTTTACTGCTGAAGAGATTAGCGAATTTAAGAAATGTGAAAAGGATCCGTTATACTTTATGACGAAGTATGTACAGATTGTTTCACTTGACGAAGGTTTAGTACCTTTTAATATGTACGACTTTCAAAAGAAGATAGTAGATACTATTCACAATAATAGATTTACAATTTGCAAACTACCTAGACAATCAGGTAAATCAACAACAACGATTTCGTATCTATTACATTATGCGTTATTTAATCCTAATTGTAATATTGCAATTCTTGCCAACAAATCTTCAACTGCAAGAGATATATTAGGTAGACTACAACTTGCATATGAGAACTTACCAAAGTGGTTACAACAAGGTGTATTAAACTGGAACAAAGGTAATATAGAATTAGAGAATGGAAGTAAAGTAGTAGCAGCCGCAACATCTTCAAGTGCTGTCCGAGGAGGTTCATATAACATTATCTTCCTTGACGAGTTTGCTTTCGTACCTACAACTATTGCCGAACAATTTTTTAGTTCCGTTTATCCTACAATTACTTCTGGTAAATCAACTAAAGTAATTATCGTATCAACTCCTCACGGAATGAATCAATTCTATAAATTGTGGGTTGACGCTGAAAACGGACAAAACGATTATGTGCCGATTGAAGTACACTGGTCAGAAGTACCAGGTAGAGACGCAAAGTGGAAAGAAGAGACAATAAGAAACACTAGTGAAAGTCAATTTGCTAGTGAGTTTGAGTGTGAATTTTTAGGTAGTATTGATACACTAATCAGTCCTGCTAAAATCAAAGCGACACCGTATAAAACACCACTTAAAACAAATGGACGATTGAGTATCTTTGAAGAACCTGTAAAAGGCCATACTTACTTATGTACGGTTGATGTTGCCAGAGGTACACTAAAAGATTTCTCAGCATTTATTATATTTGATGTAACCGAATTACCATATAGAGTTGTTGCAACATTTAGAGACAATGAGATTAAACCTATATTGTTTCCTGAAATGATTGCGAAAGTCTGTACACAATATAACAAAGCACACATACTTGTTGAAGTTAACGATATTGGTGCTCAGATTTCAGATGGTTTACATTTTGAAATAGAGTATGACAATATATTAATGACTACACAAAAAGGTAGAGCAGGTCAAATACTAGGTGCTATGTTTAGTCAAAGAGGTTCACAATTAGGTGTTCGTATGACTAAACAAATTAAGAAGATGGGAACTGCAAACATTAAAGCGATTATTGAGAGTGATAAACTTGTTATTAATGACTTTAATATTGTAGGTGAAATGTCTACTTACACAAGAAAAAATCAATCTTGGCAGGCAGAAGAAGGCTGTAATGACGACTATATGACTTGTTTAGTTATATTAGGTTGGGTTGCAAACCAAAGATATTTCAAAGAAATGACTGATAGAAATATCAGAGCGGAGATGTATAGAGAGCAAGAGAAGTTAATTGAGCAAGATATGGCACCTTTTGGGTTCGTAGATGATGGTACTCCTGAGGAAGAAAAACCGTTTTCAGACGAATATGGACAGGTCTGGCATCCCGTAGTACGCAAAGGTAACTAATGAAGATCCCCTATTTCATAAATATAAACGATTGAGAAATTTGAATATGGGCGTATGAATAATACGAATTTTGAACAAAGGTAAACATTATGTATTTTTATAAAAATACAAACAATAAAATAGAGGAGAAAACCTAATGGCATTTCAAGTATCACCAGGTGTTCTCGTACAAGAAAAGGATTTAACTAACATAATTCCTGCTGTTTCTACTAGTATCGGAGCATATGCTTTCAATTCTAGCAGAGGTCCAGTTGGAGAGGTAACGCTTATCTCTTCTGAACAAGAACTTGTTAGTATCTTTGGAAAACCAACTGCAAGCAACTTTGAAGAGTATTTTACTGCTTCATCTTTCCTTCAGTATTCCAATGCTCTGAAAGTTGTACGAACAGAAAACTCTGGAATTTTAAACGCTGTAACCAACGGTGGTTCAGCAGTATTGGTCAAAAATACTGACCAGTATAACTCAACATACTTAGCAGATGGTTCATACACTGGTTTATCCGGTAGAGAGTTTGTCGCTAGATTTGCAGGTGCATATGGAAACGGTTTAGAAGTTTCTGTTTGTCCATCAGCTCAAGCCTATGAAGAAGCGGTGGTAACAACCGTTAATGATAGTGCTGTATCTATCGGCGACACAACTATAACAATGACAAGTGGAACTAACATTAATGTTGGTGACATTTTAAGCTTTTCAACAACAGCAGCAACTTCAGATTATGATGACGGAATAGAGTACGAGGTAACAGCCGTATCTACTAACGACATTACAATTAAGAAAAAAGTTGGTACTGGCGGTTTAACTAGAGTTATCGTAGATAACGCTAATGTTAGACGAAGATGGAAATATTACGACCAAGTAAGTGGTGCACCTGGAACATCTCCAGATGTAGCAGCTGCTGGTGGTAGTGATGACGAAATGCACATTGTAGTAGTAGATTCTGACGGAACAATTAGTGGAACTAAAGGTGAAGTTTTAGAAGTATACGAAAAAGTATCAAAAGCAAAAGACGCCAAAGACGCAGGTGGTTCAAATAATTTCTATCCAGAAGTTATTTACAGAAAATCATCTTTCATCTATTGGGGTGACCATAACTCAAACGGAACTAATTGGGGTGACCCAAAAGCAAATAAAGCTTTCACTGCTGTTTCTGGTCCTATCGCATTATCATTTACAAATGGTGCTGACGGAACGGTAACTGACGGTGTAAGAAAAACTGCATTTGAATTATTCCAAGATTCAGAATCCGTTGATGTTGGTTTGATTATGGCAGGTAATGCTAGTGCAACTTTAATCGGTGATTTAATTACAATCGCTGAAAGAAGAAAAGATTGTGTAGTATTTGCTAGTCCACAAAGAAGTGATGTAGTTAATATTGCTTCTGCGATTACTCAAACTAATAATGTACTTGGATTCTTTAATGCAATCCAATCATCTAGTTATGTTATCTTTGATAGTGGTTACAAATATATGTACGACAGATACAATGATGTCTACAGATATGTACCATTAAACGGTGATATGGCTGGCTTGGCTGCAAGAACTGATTTAACTAATGACGCTTGGTTTAGTCCTGCTGGATTAAATAGAGGTATTATTAGAGGAGCAGTTAAACTTGCTTATAATCCTAATCAAACACAAAGAGACGAATTGTACAGAGCGAGAGTAAACCCAGTTGTTTCTTTCCCTGGACAAGGAATTATCTTGTTTGGTGATAAGACAGGATTATCAACACCAAGTGCATTTGATAGAATCAATGTAAGAAGATTGTTTATCGTTTTAGAAAAGGCGATTGCTACAGCTTCTAAATTCCAACTCTTTGAATTCAATGATGAGTTTACAAGAGCGAACTTTAGAAACCTAGTAGAACCTTTTTTAAGAGAAGTACAAGGTAGACGAGGTATCACAGACTTTTTAGTAGTGTGTGATGAAACTAACAACACAGGCGAAGTAATTGATAGAAACGAATTTATTGCTGAAATCTATATCAAACCAGCAAGAAGTATCAACTTTATCACATTATCTTTCGTTGCAACAAGAACTGGCGTGGCTTTTGAAGAAGTCGCAGGTTAAGGAAGAGGAGAAATAAAAAATGGCAAACATTAATGACTTCAAAACTAAACTTGCTGGCGGCGGCGCTAGAGCGAACCAATTTAAGGTTACTATGCCTTTTCCTGGTTATGCACAAGTTGGTGGAGAAACAGAAGAGTTAGCATTCTTATGTAATGCTACATCTATTCCTGCAATGAGTATTGGAACTACAACGGTTAACTTCCGTGGTAGACCAGTGTATCTAGCAGCTGATAGAAATTTTGAACCTTGGAATATTACGGTACTTAACGATACTAACTTCAAATTAAGAGACGCTTTTGAAAGATGGCAAAATGGTATCAATAATATGTCTGATAACGAAGGATTAGTTAATCCAGTAGATTATCAAGTAGACGCATTTATTGACCACCTTGACAGAAATGGCTCTACTATTAAATCATACACATTAAGAGGTTGTTTTCCAACTTCTATCGGTGCTATTGATTTGAATATGGAACCAACAGAAGCAGTTGAAACTTTTGAAGTATCGTTTAGATACTTATTCTTTGAAGCAAGAACGACTACTTAATAGTTGAATAAATATATAATAAAAAGTAAAATTGTGAGGAAATTATAATGGCGGAACTTTTCGGTTTTCAAATTACTAGAGTTAAAGATACTCCAGACCCGAAGCAAAGTTTTACTCAACCGAAGGCAGATGACGGTACACAAACCGTCGCTGCCGGCGGTTATTTCGGTCAGTACCTTGATATGGAAGGTAATGCGAAAACTGAGCAAGACTTAATCAGAAGGTATAGAGAGATTTCAATCCATCCTGAATGTGATATGGCTGTTGAAGATATTGTCAACGAGGCTATTGTCGCAAACGAGATTGATAAGGATCCGGTGCGAGTAGATTTATCTGACACGGACTTTAGCGATAAAGTCAAGCGTAAGGTAGAAGACGAGTTTAAAGAAATACTAAGGTTAATGAATTTTAGTACTAAAGGACACGACATATTCAGAAGATGGTATGTTGATGGAAGAATTTACTATCATAAAATTATTGATAGAGAAAGTCCTATTAAAGGTATAACAGAATTAAGATATATAGACCCTCGTAAAATTAAAAAGATACGAGAGATTAAAAAAGGTCGTCCAGTTGCAATGGCAAACATACAAGTGGTACACGACTATAACGAATATTTTTTATACAATGAAAAAGGTGTTGCAGGACCTGGTATGGCTGCTGGTGGTATTAAGATTGCCACAGACGCTATCTCATTTTGTCCAAGTGGTTTAGTAGACTTGAACAAAAATATGGTTATGGGTTATATGCACAAGGCAATTAAACCTGTCAATCAGTTAAGAATGATTGAAGACGCTGTTGTTATTTACAGAATTGCAAGAGCACCTGAAAGAAGAATATTTAAAATTGATGTAGGTAACTTACCTAAAGTAAAAGCAGAGCAATATCTCCGTGATGTAATGGCAAGATACAGAAATAAACTTGTCTATGACGCAAGTACAGGAGAGATTAGAGACGACAGAAATTATATGTCTATGCTTGAAGACTTTTGGTTACCAAGTAGAGAAGGTGGTAGAGGTACAGATATTTCTACATTACCTGGTGGACAAAATCTTGGTGAAGTAGCAGATATTGAATACTTCCAAAAGAAACTCTACAGAAGTTTGAATGTACCAGTAAGTAGATTAGAAGGAAGTCAAGGTTTCAATCTAGGTAGAACAACTGAAATCACAAGAGACGAACTTAAATTTACAAAATTTGTACATAGATTAAGAAAGAAATTTACAGATTTATTTAATGACTTGTTAAGAACTCAATTAGTTTTAAAGGCAGTCATAAATGAAGAAGATTGGCAATCTATTGCTCAAAAAATCAAATATGATTTTATAGCAGATGGTCATTTCTCGGAACTAAAAGACGCTGAACTATTAAGAGAAAGAATAGCATTAGCGAATGATGTTAGAGATTATGTTGGTAAATATTTTAGTGTTAACTTTGTTAGACGAAATATTTTAAAACAATCTGAAAGAGAAATTGTTATGATTGACAATGAAATTAAGAAAGAAATTGATGATGGTATTATCGCAGCTCCACAAACAAATGTCGGTGCTGATGATGACGGCATTATGTAATAGTATATAGGAGATAAAAAATGGCAGACAATGATAAACCTAATTATGTAGATACTTTTGTATCGCAATTGCAAAAAGGTAATAACACGGAAGCAGGAGACGCTTTCAAAGACGCATTAAGAGATAAAGTTGGAGACGCATTAGACTCAAGTAGAAAAGAATATGCTTCTTCATTATTTCAAAGTGCAGCTGATGTTATGACTGGCACAACTACTCCAGTAGCAGACACGACAGACGCCGCTGCTGAGTATAGTGATAGTAAACCTGAAGTTGCGGATGCTGTACAACCAAGTGCTACACAAGACGAAGTACAACAAGCATTTAATCAGGACACAGCACCTGAAAAAACAGGAGAGTAAAAATGGCATTAACGGTATCAAGTATTGTAGGTAATACATCTGGATTCATTAAGAACGATAGATACAATTCTCTATCGCCTGCAATGAAAACAGCGGTAGAATCTTTAGTCGCAGGACTAGACGCAATAGACTGGTCGCAACCACAAGATTTAGTAAACATTATTGAAACTAAAATTAGTGAAGTTGCAGCTGGTGACAGCGATGTAGAAACTGCTTTGACAACTTATTTTTCGGAGTAATTTATGGCATTAAGTATCTCAACAAAAGTTGACGATACCACAAAGGCTATAATTAACGCTAGTGGTGCGGACAACGAAAGCGGAACTTTATATTCTGCTGGGCAAAATGTATCGCTGGCAAATGTATATTATGAAATTAGAGGAACAGGCACAGCGACTCTTAAACTCGGAGACCATTCTTTAAGTTTAACTGGGTTTGGTAATTGGGGTTTAAAAGAAGGCGAACCTCGTAAGGTAATTGAACAAGATTTAAACTCTTCAACTACTTTAGAAATTACTACAGACGCTAATGTGTCAAAATTTAATATGGCTGTAGAAGTACAGAAAGAGACGGAGACAAAATAAAATGGCAGATTTGGTTACACAACAAATTATATCAGATACGGCAGGAGTTAAGTATGTTGTAAAACAAACTAACTATTCAGACGGCACAGGTGAAACAAACACCGTGATTGCTAATCCTACTACTTCTAATTTTATGACAGCAGATGGAACAAAAGAGATTGCGAAAGTGTGGTATTCTATTAATACTGCAAACCGAAAATCAGCAGTAGAGATTGCTTGGGGAGGCGCTACTGAAAATACAACTGCATTGTTATTGTCTGGACAAGGGTATTTAGACTTTAGAACTGCAGGAAATGATATTACTAATAATGCAACAACACCTAATGGATATGTCTATTTGACAACAAAAGACTTTGCTTTAAACGATAATTACACTATTGTTGTTGAATTTAGATAAAAAATATTATAAATATTAGGAAAGAGAGAGATAAACAACTATGAAACTTATTACAGAAACTCTGGAAAATGTAGAGTACATTACAGAAGAAACTAATGGCAAAACGAATTATAAGATTCGTGGTGTATTTCTACAATCTGAAATCAAAAACAGAAATGGAAGAGTTTATCCTAAAGATACATTAACACAAGAAGTTAATAGATACAATAGAGAATTTGTGGAACAGAAAAGAGCGTTTGGTGAATTAGGACATCCTGATGGACCAACGGTCAACTTGGAGAGAGTTAGTCATATGATTACAAAACTCTATCCAGATGGCAACAACTTTATCGGTGAAGCAAAAGTAATGGACACACCCTACGGTAAGATTGTAAAAAATCTTATAGATGAAGGCGCTAAATTAGGCGTTTCTTCTCGTGGTATGGGTTCATTAGAGAGAAGTAGAAGTGGTGAAGCTAGGGTCGGAAATGACTTCTATCTTGCTACTGCTGCCGACATTGTTGCGGATCCAAGTGCTCCTGACGCTTTCGTAGAAGGAATTATGGAAGGTAAAGAGTGGATTTGGGACAATGGTGTGATTAAAGAAAAGGATATAGAAGAATATAAGCAATACATTAAGGAAGCAAAAAGACTGAAAATCGCTGAAGCGAAAGCTGAGGTATTTAGTAAGTTCCTTAAAGGATTGTAATATTATAAATATCTTATAACAAAACAAGAAAATAATTATTTTTTTTAAAAGAAATAAGGAGAACTTCAATATGGCCGAGACAGAAAAACAAGTTGCCGAAATGACAGCTCCAGACGCTCCTAAAAAGAACGCCGTAGCTGCTGAAACTTCACCGTTAAAAAATGACGCTGAAGATTTAGGTGCTGCTGTAGTAAAACCTACAGATAGCAATCCAGACGCAACAAAAAAAGTTAAAGAAGTTTCAGGTGACGCACAGCAAAAAAACGCTGGTTCTGCTGAACCAATGCCTTCTGTAAAGAAGGAAGAAACTGCTTCTGAAGGCGAGAAGATTTCCGAGGGAGAAATGCCTGACGGTCTGAAAAAATTCCTAGATAAAAAGAAAGAAAAAGAAGAAACTAAAAAAGAAGGCTATAAGATGAAAAAAGAATCTGAAGCTGAAAAAGTGGACTCTAAATCTGAAAAATCTGAGGAAACAGCTGACCAGAAAGCAAAAGATGTTGATGTAAAAGAACACATTGACGCTTTGACCTCTGGCGAATCAGACTTGTCGGAAGAATTTAAAACGAAAGCTGCTACTATTTTTGAAGCTGCGATTAAATCTAAAGTAAAAGAAATCGCTGAAGAAATGGAAGTAGACTACAATAAGAAATTTGAAGAAGAAAGTGCTAAAGCAAAATCTGAACTTGTTGAAAAAGTTGACAATTACTTAAACTATGTTGTAAACGAGTGGATGAAAGAAAACGAACTTGCTATTGAAAAAGGTATCAAGGGAGAAATTGCTGAGGACTTCATCAACGGTCTGAAAAAACTTTTTGAAGACCATTATATTGATGTACCTGATGAAAAATATGATGTGTTAGAAGACCAAGCTTCAAAAATTGAGACGTTAGAGAAAAAACTAAACGAACAGATTGCGAAGAATGTTGACTTGAATAGTAAGGCTAACTTACTTGAAAAATCTGACATTTTAGCTGATGTTGCTTCTGATTTAACAGATGTCTCTAAAGAGA